ATATATTTTGGTAATTTGATCTTTGGTAATTTTTTTTCTAATTTATGTAAAGATTTTAAATTTCCTAATCTCCCACCTGGCATATTATATGGCATAGGTGTTTCTGGTAAATGTTGTTTTTTTAATTTATCACTGGCGATTAGTGAATCATATTTGTTTTTAATAGTCTTTATATTTTCCGCATGTTGTTTCTTCAATCGTTGTATTTCTTTGTTGTCTTTTGTATTAGCTATCAGTCCTTTAAATTTTTCATTTTCAAGATAAATTTTATGCCTTTCTAATCCAAGATTAGAAATACCTTCAAATTTTGCATTCTTATTGAGAGAATCAATTTCCTTTGTGTGTTTTGTTATTATATTTGCTTTTAGTGTTTGAGGATTTGCTTTATTGAGTATACCTAAAGATTCACTTAATTTCGCAAGCATTTTCGCGTAAAATAAGGTCATAAAGCTACCTGAAGAATTTCCTTCAGAAAATGCATTGTTCAAAGAATTTTCATTGGATGAAAAATCATTCTTACGATTTGGCCGTATTTCATCGGCTGCGTTTTTAGTTTTTGTAGAAGAAATTATTGTTTGTAATTCGCGGTAATGTTTTCGCTGTTGCGTTTTTAAGATGTGTTCTTGTCTTTTTTGTTTTTCATTAAATTTACTAATTATTGATTGTAAATTCTTTTCTGATGTTGTAATTCGATTATCTATCTTTTGAATATTAGAAGTTAATTTAGTAAAATTAGTATCTATAATTTTAAGACGATCAATAGTTTTGTCTAAAGTTTTAGCAACAATATTCGTTTTATCAATCCCCGAACGTGCTCGATTAAAATCAGATTTAAATCTGAATAATTCATTTCCACTATGGGTTTTGGATACTTTAGTTAAAGTCTGAAATTTTGTAGCTTTAGTTAATCTATAGTTTTTAATTTCAGAAAATTTTATTTCCTTTTTGAGATTGTTCGCAATGGATTTTGTTAAACGATGATCGCTAATCCTTTCAGATTGTGAAGTGTCACGATTAAAAAAACCATTTTTAGTTTGTCTACTCCCATCTTTATCACGCAATAAAGAATGTCCTTTTTTAGTACCACGCAACAAAGAATGTACTCTAGAAAATTTTGATAATTTACTTTTAGAAAAAAGCGATGTGAATTTAACATCTCTAGAACCGACCAACAATCTAGCAAGGAAACGCCACATTAAATTAGAACCTTCTATTTCTTAATGCTTCATCTATTGAAGCTTGTTGTATTGCTGATTCTCGTTTTTCTTCATCTTTTTGCTCAATCATATTTTCATAAATGTTCATTTCAAATGGAAACATATTTTCCAATTCTGTTATTGAACAGAAAGAATGAAGAAATGTGAAATTAAAACAATTAGTATAATAATTAGCGAGTGTGTTATGTGACATCAAAACGTAAAAAAATCATTTAACGTTGACAAAACAATTTTTTGTTCTTTGCCTTTTCTGTCTAAATATTTCACTTCATAATGTAATTTTGGAGTATTATCAAAAAATTCAGTAATATCTTGATATGTTTTAGCTGGCAAAGATAAAATCCAGTCTTTCAATTTTACTTGATCCTCATTTCGAGGGTCAGTCATTTCTTCACCATTTATAATTTTAACAATAGAAGAAAGAATAATTAAATTAAATTGTTCACTTTCTTCAGCATTTTTGTACTCTTCTGACAAATAAACATCAAATGCTGGCCATTTAAGTTTAAGACTAACATCAGAATTGATATTGATAATGTCTTTAATCTTTTTGTTTTTTTGAATTCCAACTTTATTTAAATCAACTTTAAATTCGTGTTGAATTTCCTTTTCATCTGAATCATCTGATGCATTTTCCGTATAAGATAAATTCACTATATTTGAAACAGAACTCTTTCTAATTTGTAAAAATAACCACTCTATATCACACATTGGTAATTTTTTTACTGCTGTATCAGATACACATTTTTCAACAATATTTCCAATCGCAGCAAAAATATCATCTGCTTCACCCGATTCCTTAGCAATTAAAAGAACTTTTTCATCTTTAATTGTCATTGGGGTATATTTGATAGCCTTATCATTAGATGGTAATTTAGTTTTAAATTCTGGTAATACGATTTTTGGTAATGACATGTTCTAATTCTCCTAATTTATTGTATAATTCAAACTTAAAGCAATTGTGGTAGTTGTTTCTTTTCATAATATCCTGCTATATTTTCGTTTTTGAGTGTATACCAATCTAAATATTCCATAAAAACTGTAAATGTAGCATAATTATTATTATCTGCCCAACTCAATTGAATAGCATTCACATTTGATGGAAATGCTTCTTTTACAACAATTGTCAATTTTGGTGCTGGTGGTATTTGATTAAAATCATCTCCAGCTTTTTTGCTTTGTGCATCAAACACTTCAATAATCATATCTGTTGAATATTTTTGTTTATATTCTAATTCATATACCATTCCTTCACCATATTTACTAGGAGTATTTATACCCCGTTCTGAATCATGTGGAAGAATGGACTGTAACCAAGAATCAAAATAACTCCAATTTGATAAATCTGCATCAGCAATAAATGTTAATTGTATTTGTTGAAAATTTGGACCAAATGGTCTTGATTCATTAGGTCCGAAAGTATGTCTACGAACATTACCCAACACTAGTTGAAATCCGGGCAATTGAGCATCTTGACACCAAAAATGCAATCCAGAAGCTTTAGTAAATGTTTCATTAACACCAGTTCTTCCAAGCATAATTTGAGGTGGTGGAAACAAAACTCTAAATTTATTAGTTTTAAGTGGTCCAGATTTTGTCCCTAAAATAGAATTAAACTGGTTGATATTAAAAGCCATTTATTTTACCTTAAAAATTTAGTTTTGTGATTAACATCACACTTTGTTGTTTTAGGGGTTGACAGGTTTTTTTAATTGTGTATAATAGATCTTGTTAGGAACAATGAATATTACTAATGTTCACTAGTTGATTAATTGATGTTTATCTTAAGGTTTCACTAGTTAATCAATGGCCATTTAAGCACAATTGCGTCTAAATTTAAAATTACAAGTTGTTAATTTAAGACGCACTGATTTATTATTTACAGTTAAATTAAAATTACATTATATAATCAATTTTCTTGATTGTTTCCAGACATATTGTTTACTAATAATTGTTTGTTGTTTTTTGAATCTTTCAAATGGCAAGAATAAAACTTGTTCCCAATCTTTTCCTGGTATTTCAAGAAAAAAGGAACTTCGAACAAATGGAAAAAGATATTCTTTGACACAAGGCTTATATAAATTCGATTTTGCAGCAGATTTCATTATTCGATAATTGAATACTATAGCATCATCTGAAAATCGTTTATTTTTTATATTATTATCTACAATAGCATCTAATAACATTGCTCTTAAATAAGGCTGTAAATAATGAAGATTTAATCCCAAAAAACCTTTAGGTCTTACTTCCATTAATAAAATTAGAGGTACTGCATCATAATATGGTAATGTTTTTACATGTTTTGGATAATACTTATATATAAACATTTTACCTAAATGTTGTCTTGAAAAACGAGTGACTCTATTTTGTTTTTTATCTGCTTTCTGTGCATAATCATTAATACGTGCAGTTTGTAATTGTAATTTTTCTCCTTCTTTTCTGTATGCTCGAAGAAAATTTCTTTTTTCATTTGATTCTGCTTTTCCAGTTACGACATCAATCAAGCCAGCATAATAATCTTTTGCTAAATTAATTCGACTTTTTAAATTAGCCGCACCTTTTTTCAGTGCTCTTTTAAAACGTCCAATAGCATTTTTTGGTTTTCTCATATAATTTTTTTCTTTAATTTATAAGTTCAATTCTTTTTCAGTAAGAATAATAAATTTTATGTCTCGTTTTTTACACCATTCAATTGCATAAGTCCACTTAGACTTATTTATAGCATACGTTTGAGTTTCTTTAAGAAGTCTATTTTTCGTTTTTTTGCGTTTTTTGGAAGCCATTTCACTAGGCGGTTGTGTCTCGTGAAATGGCTTTATTTCTATCATGATTCGTTCAATTTCACCAGTTTTTTGATTTTTTTTCTTTATAAGAAAATCCGGAAAATATCTTTGAAACTTCCGAGTTACTGGTGATAAATAATTAATAAATATTTGTTCAGAACTCCATTCAAGAATCTGAGAGTGTCGATCAAGATATGTCATAAATACACTTTCCCAACGAGATCTATAAATAATATTATTAACATCCCCAACATATTTTTGAGGATTTTTTGGCTTAAATTTTCCTTTATATGTTTTCAAGAAAGCTTACTCCATGAGAAAAAATCCAATAAATTCACTTTTAAGAAATGGAATTGCATCTAATTCACTTTCACAAATAGAAAGAAATAAAGGTGGTCATTTTATTTATCAATCACAAAGTTCTGACCCAACTAATGTTATCAAAAATAGAGTAACAGATAATATTGTAAAAAGTAGTAATAAATACACATTTCCTTCCGACATATCTCAAACACATTTTGGATTAATTGAATCTGAAGTTCAATATTCTGGATCAGCTTCATTAACTAGATTTCTCAGCTCTAAATTAATACCACAAAAACTTATAAGATTACCATTGCCTTCCGAGTTAAAAGATAATTTTGAAGTTTCTTATGGAACTAATTTCGCATTGAATCCGCTAACCACGAACGCTGGACCATTTGCGGGTGGATTAGCTAGTGGAGCTTTTGGTATCAAATCAGCTAAAACTGAATCATTTTTTGGTGGAATAGCTAAAGCTTTTGGTGCAATTGAAGGAGTGACAGTCAATTCATTTAAAGCGGTTACACTTGGTCAACCCGATTTTAAACGCCATGGTTTTTCTTGGAAGTTATCACCCAAAAATTATAATGAATCGAAAACAATTCAAAGAATTTTATATACTTTAAGAAAGGGTATGACCCCAAAACGTGCTAATCATAGATTAATAAGATGGGTTCTCACATTTCCTCATGTTTTCCAAATGTTTTTTACTCCCAATCCTAAATATTTGTTTAAGTTCAAACCAGTTGTAATTGAAAAAATGGAAGTAGACTATAAAGGTGGAAATCCATTACCCACTTTCTACTCAGCACAAGGCGATGAAAAAAATAGACCACCTGAAAGTTTAACTGTATCTTGTGTATTTCTCGAACTTGAATATTGGCTTGATTCTAAAGATGCTCAATACTCAGATTATAAATTTGATAATGACGATCCAGAACTACCTGATAATGATCCATTTTCTGCATACAATGGAGCATATGAACAGGCTGTTTTTAACAATCCTTCAAATAGTTCAATAGGTAAAACTAATGGCAAGTAATTATTTTGAAAATTTCCCAGATGTAATCTATAATGGACAGCGATGTAAAGATATTACAAGACGTTCAATAATTCGAAGTGGTAACACAACATCACCATATAGTTTTTATCCATTTGTTTTATCAGAATCTTTAAGAGCAGATCATATTTCTGAATATTATTATGAAGATTCAAGTCTTGATTGGTTAGTACTTTTATCTAATGAAATAATTGATCCATATTTTGGTTGGTATAATACAGAAGAACAATTGGAAGAATCTATTAATGAAAAATGTGGTTCTTTAGCAATTGCACAACAAAAAATTCTATATTATAGAAATAATTGGCCAGAAGATTCTGTTCAAATTACTCCATCATATTATTCAACAAATTTAGCAAAAAATCTGCGAAAATATTATGTTCCGGTGTATGGTGCAAGATTGGATATAATTGCTTATAAAAGAAAAGAAGAAGATATTGTTCAGAATACCAATCAAATAATTGAATACCAAATTAGTGCAAATAATGGGAATTTTGCATTTGAAATTGGTGAATTAGTAGATATAAAGGTATCTGGAACAGATACTAAAATTGGTAATGGTGAAATAATCACAGCTAATAGTACTATATTTAGAATTAAGAATGTTGCTGGTAATACTATTGCGAATTCAAGTTTACAAAAAGATTTTATTGGTAAAAATTCTGGAGCAAATTTAACATCAAATAATAGTCTTGTTTTATTTGAAAATATTTCTAACACTGAATTGGTGTTTTATTCTCCAGTAACATATTATGATTATGAAGTAGAATTAAATGAGTCACGAAAAAATCTATCGTTGATCGGTGATGGAGTTCAAGATCTTTTTATCAATGAATTTGAAACACAAATGAAACGTGATGTCAATCAAGAAACAGGTTTAGTTGAAGAATGAATTCAGTACGAGATATTGTTCAACCAACTCGTGGCAGAATTGTTGGTATTTCAATTGGAGACGTACCAAATGTAACAATTTTACCGAATGGGGAGCGTGAAGCAAATTATCACATAAAAGAATTTCGTATTTATGAAGATATTTGTAAATCGTATTTCACAGCGCAATTAATAATAGAAACACTCTTGAATGTTTATGATTTTTTTCTTCAACCCACCGCTGAAACATTTATTAGTTTTGAATGTCCACGTTCTGATAATGTTGTTACACAAGTATACACAGAAAGATTTCGAGTTTTTTCATACGACTCTCGACCAATTGGTTCTGGTGCTGATGCAAGAATAGAACATACAATCAGTCTTATTGGTCAAGAGTATTATAACGATAAACATAACGTAGTAACACAGAACTTTCAAAACATTACAGGAACTGCGGCGGCGGCAAGTATCCATAAAAAATATATGCAATCAAATGGACCAATAAGCGTATTTCCAAGTTCTGGTATGATAGGTTCCGAACGTTATTCACATCAAGTTCTTAATAAAAAACCTATCAAAGCAATTCATGATATTTTAGATCGCTGTGTTTTTGGTCAAGCATATAAAACTTGTGCACCACTTTATTTTAGAAGAAAACAAGGTTATGTTATTGCACCGCTTCAGTATCAATTAGAACATGGACCAATTACAGGTAGTTTCAAACATATTTTAGATATTGGTCATAGTTTAGATAAAACGTTATTTGGTTATGATAATATTATTTCACTTAGACCTTTAGCACCATCTGGCGAAACTTCACCTGGTGTTTCTGCTGGTGAAGTTTCTGGAATGATGAAAGCATCTTCATTTTTAGATTTACAATCAGGAAATATTCGTTTAAATGATGCAAATTTTTCAAAGATTTTAAAATTGCCATTCATGAAAAATGTAACAAAAGATGTTTCGTCACAAGTTAAAAAAATGCTGGCAGAAGCAAGAAAAGGTAAACGGGGAGCAATGAATCTTTTCAATATTTTGGATGAATTAATGCAAAATAGAGCAATAGATAAAAATGGTCCTGGTGGTTATAAAGTTGCACAAGAAGCACTCATTACTGCGTTAACATACTCACAAAAATACTGGGTGAGTGTTCCTGCTCAAACTGGTTTAAATGTTACTGCTGGAGATAGAATTGATATTATTTTTCCAATAAACGGAAGATTAGTTAACCGAAGGCTTTTTGTTCCAAGACTTATACATGAATATCGAGTAACAGAAGGTGATAACAGAAAAATTCTTAGTATAAATGGTAAAACCGAAATATATGGAGTATATTGGGGAGCATAATGGCATATAACGAACGCGATGGAACAATGCAATCCGGTGGCAGACAAATTGCTACTGTTGTTAGTATTGGCAAAGGCGAAACAGATAAATCAAAACAAGATGGAAGAGTTCAAGTAAGATTTACGTCTCAACAAGAATCTGGTATTGCATCAGAACAATTGGTTTGGTGTCAAGTAGAACAATCAACTAATAATGGTGGTTTTCGTGATGTTGGGGATAGTATAGGACATAATCTTGTTCCTGGAACTACTGTTGTTTTACATCCGTTGGGGCAACAACAATTTACTGTTGGTTCAGTTTTAAGAAATGAAAACAAAGATAAAAATGTTGCCGATGCCAATTTTTCTCCACACAAAAGAAAAACAAAACAAGAAGATTTTAATAAAAAATATTCTAAATATGATGGATTATTAACAAATGTACCAGCAACTGATGCTAGTACTGCAAATTTCGGTACAGTTAATTTTAACCCACAGAAGGGTGATCCAATTGATGATATTGGCAAGACAGTAAAACAAGCATTGCGATTTGGTAATAAAACCGGATTAAAATCTGTTATAGATAAATATACACCAAATTCTTTAGCTAATTTTGCTCGATTTCATGGGAATCTTTCTAATACTACAAAAGCAGTGAAGGAATTATTGGGTAAACCGGGAGAGTTGATTGCTGGTTCTCTGGATATGTCATTAAAATTGCAGCAAGCTGCAAAAGCTGGAACAGTTAAATCTGCTGCAAGTATGGTTGGAGGTGCTGATAAATGGGCTAAAGCGCTATCTGTTATATCTTCAATGCTTAATGCGGCTGCAAGCCCCAATAATCCACCAGATGAAGAAGATCAACTTTGTGTACTATATACAGAAATAACTGGATTGCCCTGTAAAATAGACAATGAGTATACTAAAGAATTTTTACTTTGGAAAGCTGCATATTTAATAGCATATGAAGCTACTGGAGGATTTGAAGATGTCTAGACCAAACACAAATGATGAAACAGCTTTTACAAAAAGTAAAAAGAAACGTTGGACTAGTAGTTTACCAGCTGAAGCAGAATATCCACTTTCGCGTTGGATACAAAATCCGGATAATGTAACAATGTTTCAACAAGGTGAAAAGGGTAAAGTAACCAGAGCATCATTTCATCCATCAGGACAAGTTCATATAACATATCCAGATGGTTCTGTTGTTACTGCTAGCCCTGGTGTAATGACGATGGAAGCAGAAGGTTCTTCGGTCACTATTAGAGGCAATCATGATGTTGATATTGGCGGACATCACAAAACAACAGTGGCTGGTGGTTCGCGAACAGAAGTTGCAGGACAATATGATCTAACAACTAAAGGAGCTACTATAAATATAATGGGTGATGCAGCAATAGCTGTTAATGGAAATGCAAATATTGCTACAAAAAAGAATATGAATTTGGATGCTGCTGGAAATATGACAATTCAAACTGCTGGGACAATGAATTTAGGTGCTGGTGGCGGGATGAATTTGCAAGCAACAACTATTGCTATGCAAAAAGGCGGTGATGGTGCATCAGGTTATGTTAAAGGATAAATAGAATTTAATGGCACTTGCACATAGACAGGATGATTTGAGGGCTTGCGGAGCAACGACCGAAGTTATAGGACAATCTTCTGTTACTATTCATGGAAAATTGTGGGCAGTTGAAGGTGATATTTGTTCACATAAAGGTGGTAATTTGCTACATAGTGTAAATTCAGTAACAATTAATGGAAAACCAATAATAGTAAATAAAGCTGATGTTACTACTGTTAATTGTATTACACCATTACATTTAGCCCCAACAGAAAATCAAACAGCTTCATCTTGTAATTCTGTAGATGTAGGAAATTAATGTCAATTAGAGCAGATAAAAACACAATTACACAAAAGAAGATTAGAATTTATTCTGATTTTCTCGATAATTTCGATCAAAATCCACACACTGGCTATCTTGGTGTTGTAACAAATGAAGATTCAATAGCACAATCATATAGAAATTTAATTCAAACCAATCATGGTGAAAGATTTTATGATTCTTCTAAAGCAGGAGATGTTAGAAGTAAATTATTTGAATTGTTTTCGGATACTTCGGTTGGATTTGCTGAAACTTTAAAAATTGAATTAACATCAAAACTTCAGATATATGAACCACGAGGTCAAATAATAGATATTCAAGTCATTCCAAATGAAAACAATAATGCTTTTGTTTTAAAACTTATCTATAGTACCACAAACAACCAAGATCAAATTCATAATCTTGATTTACATTTCCAGAGAGTACGATAAATGTCAGCAAATAATTCTATAGATCTAGTTAGTCTCGATTTTTTTACTATTGAAAATAGTTTAAGAAATTATCTTAGAGATAATTCACA